AAGGACCAGCCTTGGAAATGCGATTGCGGGGCGTTCTGGTGGATCAGAGACGGAAGCAGGAAGTTATAGACGAGTTCTATGACCACATAGACCGACTGGAGATGCAGCTAGAGCAGATCGTCCTCGATGGAGTCGGCCTTCACACCTTCAACTGGCGCAGCAACCCAGACCTGCACAATCTATTCTACAATCACTTACAAATCCCACCAATCAAGAGAGGTGGCAAGCCTACAGTTAACCGCGATGCACTGGAGAAGATGGAGGCTTACCTGATTGCCAAACCTATCGTGGCACATCTGACCGCTATGCGGGACCTATTCAGTAAGATCAAAATGCTCAGAACGGAGATCGACAATGATGGAAGGATGCGGACTTCATACAACATTGCTGGAACTAGCACCGGTCGTTTTAGTTCTAGCTTTAGCGAGTTTGGTACTGGTGGCAACTTACAAAATGTGGAAGAGGCTTTAAGATCGATCTTCATCTCCGACCCCGGATACAAGTTCGCCAAATTCGACGCGAAGTCCGGCGAAAGCTTCATCGTCGGAGCAATAGAATGGAATCGGTTCGATGACCCAAAATACTTGGAAGCTTGCGAATCTGGAGACCCACATACAGCAGTTGCTAGAATCTGTTGGACTAACCTCCCTTGGACAGGCAACCTTAAGAAAGACAAAGCTATCGCGGAAACACCTTACTACCGACATTACACTTACCGTTTCATGTGTAAGAAGCTGGGCCACGGTAGCAACTACCTCGGACAACCCAAAACCCTCGCAGCCCAAACCAGACTTCCCGAAACCGTCGTTAGAGACTTCCAACCCAAATATTTTAGAGCTTTCCCGGCACATATCAAATACCACGGGTGGGTTGATACTCAGCTTCGAACAGTTGGAAACCTTACAACGCTTACTGGACGGAAAAGATGGTTCTTTGGACGTAGAAATGATCCATCTACATTCCGCGAGGCCGTTGCGTATGATCCTCAGGGTTCTTTAGCGGATATTGTGAATCGGGCTATGTTGCGGATTTGGCGCAAGCGGACTGCGATCTTGATGATGCAAGATCACGACGCCCTTACCTTTATGTATCCAGAGGAGTTAGAAGATGAAATCCTTCCAGCGATCCAGGCCGACCTAGTCGAGGAAATCCCGCTAAAAAATGGGCGGGTGTTGAGAATTCCTTACGACTGCAAGGTAGGATGGAACAAAGGTGATGTCAGCGAAACCAATCCAGACGGGCTCAAAGAGTACCAAGGTCACGACGAACGGAAGCGCACTCCGGAAGTGTCGATCTTGGATAGAATGCTTTATCGAAGCTACAGTAAAGCTTGAGAGTCCGGAACTATTCCGCAAGTGGGCTGCAATCTCGACCATTGCTGCGGCAATCGAGCAGCGGGTATACGTAGTCTCAGGCAATGAGCGGTTGCATCCAAATATCTATTGCTTCTTAGTAGGTCACCCAGGGGTGGGTAAGACACGGAGCATTCGTCTAGCGAAGCAATACTATTTAGAGACCCCAGACCCAAGACCAGCGCCAACTAGCATGACTGCTGCATCAATGATCGACGCGGTAGCTAAGTCCAAGCGGAACGTAGTCTTCTCTAACGGCAAGGACATGGATCAGTTTGAATACAACACGATCTATATCACCGCGGATGAATTATCAGCTTTTATGCATAAGTATGATGAAGAAGCTATCGGTGTAATGTCGAACTTCTATGATCCACAACCATATGGGCAGACCCGACGAGGGAATGATTTGAATATCAAAATCAAATCTCCGCAGTTGAATCTAATCTGTGGGACGACACCGTCGACACTTATGAAATATATGCCAGAGACTGCATGGGAGCAGGGATTTACCTCAAGAGTTGTTATGATCTTTTCGGACGAGAGGAGTATCGGTGATGATTTCGCTACGGCACAGACTGGGCTTAATCCTGATCTTGTTCACGATCTCACTGCTATTACTGGCCTTGTTGGGAAATTTGAAGTCACACCGGACTACCGTACCGCGGTCAACAATTGGCGTGAGCTTGGTGAGCCACCATTGCCATCACATCCCAAGCTCATTCACTACGCTACTCGACGACGAGTCCATCTCTACAAGCTTAGCATGGTGTCAGCTATAGATCGAAGCGATGTTCTCTTGCTTACCAAGGATGACTTCAATCGAGCCTTGGGTTGGTTGATTGAAGCAGAGGCAACAATGCCTGATGTATTCAAAGCCGGTGCGGGCAATGCTGATGCAAGAGCAATGGACGAAATCTACCATTACGTGCTTACGATGGGAAGCAGGGGTCCAGTAGCGGAGAGGAAGATAATCAACTTCGCCAAAGAACACATCCCCCTGCACTCGATCGAGCGCGTGATCGGGATCATGGAACGGGCGGGGATGTTGGTTCAAGCCCGGCTCGATCCAAAGACTGGTCTGAAAATGTACAAAGCTTCGGTGCCGGATATCGACACCGAAGGAAACCTGCTGCAGTGATCCTAGCCATAGATCGCGTTGATGATAAGTGCGATCATAGTCACCGCTATTATCAGACTCGTCACCAATACAATGTCGCGTGTTGATAGCATCAAGGCGTCGCCGCTGGTGGTGTGACTGGTTTAGCGGCCGGCGAAGCGGCAAGATTTGGCGTTGCTGGATTAGCAGCTACTGCCTTATCCACTGTATCAGCCGTATTGGTCAATTGACTTACCACATCATCGATCGCCTTCTGTGTAACTGGATCGCCAGTTTGGATCGTGGCAAGCTGAGCAGCTAGCGCCACGTTTTGATCCTTAAGCTGTTGCAAGGCCGCAAGCGCCGCGGTGTCACTTGCTTGTAACCGGGCAGTGATCTCCTGTAGTTTGGCCACGTCTGTCATCATATTCTCCTGTAGTTGTTTGAGGTCTACTTTATCAGCCTCTTCAAGCCGGCGTAGGACCTCGTGGTCCGGCTCGAAGATTGGTTGAAGCACAAGCTGAGGCATAGTTAACAACCCTTACAGATTCTTGGTTCGAATGGTTCTATGGGTTGATGGTCACTATCGGACAGAGGGAAAGTGTAGAGAGCCACCACCCCCAGCTAGCAGCGTTAGCACACCGATCAAACAGAGGATCAATACTATGGCCCATACTGCTTGTTCAATCGGGCCTGGGACCTGCGCGAATAGCTTGACCACATACAGCGCAAGCCACACGACACCGAGCAATACGATGACTCCTATCAGGAGCCAGAGAATAGAAATAGCCAAGGCAATCATGACAGTTCTCCTTTCACTGACGACGGTTCCACATTACAGAGGCAAGATTTTGTATAGCCTCAAGAGTTCTTTGGTTAATTTGTACCAATTCTCTAAGGTTCCGATCGATGTCCCGTAGCTGATTATAGGCTTCCCACATTTCCCGTTGATCATCTGGATCGGCCCTATCCTCCTTGTTAGTGACCCCACGAAAGACAGCCCAGGCACCGACGCCGAATACTAGCAACCCGAAGATCACCTGCAAGATAGGCCACGGGCCTAGGATTTTAACAAATTCCTCGCCCATGCTTGTTCCTGTTCTTTAGTGTAGTATATGCTGTATAGATTTCTCCGATGGTAAACATAAACCAAAACGGTAACCCCGGCGATGGATATCCGCGGTCGACCCATTGTTCAATTAACGATACTACAAATTGCGCCCAGATAATGGCGGAGAGTACGCCACAGATTGCTCTAGCATAAGGTCCAAGCTTGCTTCTAAACATAGTCTGTCCATTGAGCATCAACCCAGCACAGCGGGACCAACCAAGCACAAGTAGAGTCGCAATGAGCGCTGATGGTGATACGTATGCAGTTAGCAACCCACCACCTTCAACGACTTGTGGCCAGATTATACATTCAATCGCAGCAGCCATCATTGCAATACCCATGCACCATTCAAATGCACGGCCCTCGGCGTAGTAATTGACTGCCCTTAGGGTCATGGTTGTGGTGAGATTACCCCTGAGCCTTGTGCTGATGGGTCTTGAGATGGGGGAGATAGGACCGGTGAGTTCGGCTGGCCTTTGCTGATATGCTGAATCAGCGCTATGATGCCATTGAGCGCATCACCGTTCTTGCTCTTGGAAACGTCGTCTAGAGCCCGCTCAAGGTACGGCGCGACCATTAGAATCCAAGGTTGCACTAAGGCGACTTGCGGGATAAACATGCCAGCAATGCCAGCAACCATCGGCTCGACTTTCATCACGCCTTCGATGGCGTGCTCTGCTGCGGCGGCAGCGCCAGCGATTGAACCAACTCCATTAGTAGTTGCATCGATCATAGTCTTCTCCTATAAGGGGTTATCAAACCACGATACTTCGGCCTCACGTCGAGCAGTTAGCCCAGCGTTTACCTGTCCACCAGCGTGGTTGTACTGGAGGATGTCTGCTTTAACAGTGTCCCATTTCTGGGCCTTTACCGCAGCACCGAGAGAGTGGGATTCCCAGCCTGGGCCTGCGTTGTAGGTGAGATCGGTAAGGGCTTGGTGGACGCCCTTTGGGAGGTTTGGGTAAACGTTTTTAACTAGGTTATCCGCATTAACAATTTCAATACGAAGCCTTCGCTCACCTTCGACTTGGTCAATGACTTCGTCTTGGGACTTGGCCTTGGTACCGAAACCAATGGACCATTGCTTATAGTCCCAGTAGGCCTTGGGCCGAAACCCTTCTGCCTTCTTGATGTAGTTGACTAGACCCTGATCGATGGCCTCATCAGGTACCTCTGGTGTTGGTGCGGGGGCAGGCTTAGGTACGGTAGGTGTCGGTAGTTTAGGGATCGGTACTACCGAGGGCACCTGCGCCTGCAATCCTGCCTGTAGGACAATCTTTGCAAGATCATGGGCGATCGATAATGATCGCCAGACTACTGCAAGCATACCGGAGAAGATAATAAGTACTGTTAAGGGCCAGACATATTGCATCATATCACTCATCGCTTTCTCCTAACAGCTTGACCGTGAGACAGCCCACGCATCCACTCGACTGGGGTCTTGGGTTTCTGTTGACCAGTCATGTAGTCGACACCGAAGTGGGCTCCGCGGGCAATGGTCTTTGGCATCTTGCCAGTGGCTTCGCCGAAGAGGGTTAGGGCGTCTTCGATAGTCTTACCAGCGTGCTGCTTGTTCAAGGCCTCACGACCCTTGCGGATATCTCGGGCAACGTTAGCTACATCATGCATAGCCGAAGAGACTAGGCCTGCGCCGGGGTCATGGCCAGTGGTAAGGCCATACATGAGATCACGGGCGTACAAAATAGAGGACGATATACCCATGGTTGTACCAGACAGAATGTGAGCGCCCCAACCACGCTTATCTTCGGTAGTCATACCAGTTACCATTTCCTCGACTACTGTGGGCCAAATAACGTAGGTCATGAAGTTCCTCAGTAGTGGCACTACGTTCTTT